CGGAGAACCTGCTATTGTTGCTTTCAAAAATTCAGTTGAATCTGGTACTAATACAATTTCAACTGTAAAAATTGAAACAAAAGATAAAACAGGCGTTATTGCATCATGGGGAAAATCTAACAATTACCCACAGTTGATTTTAAAATCAGCTAGAAAGAATTCTTCGGCAACCCGTGGAATTTCTTTTTCACGCAAAGCACACTATGGTTCCGGATTTCAATTAGTGAAAAACGAATCCAACGATGCCGGTAAAAAAACACCAATCGTTGTTCCAATTAACACTATTCCTGAAATTGCTAAATTTTTCCGAGAATCTAAAATGAATCACTTCTTTTTAGAAATCATTGCAGACCTTGAATGGTTTTCCATTGCGTTTCCGGAATATATTTTAACTGAAAATTTTGAAAAAATTACCAGAGTAAAACGACAACGTGCCGCGTGGTGTCGATTTGAAGCTCAAAACATTCAAAACGGACTCATTGAAAACGTTTATATCTCTCAAAAATTTGGTGATGGAGCTGTGGATTTAACTTCTGAATATGCAGAAACAATTCCACATGTAGATCCATACTGGTCAGTTGATGAAGTCAGAGAGTATTGCCGTAAAAATAACATTCAAAAATTCATTCGTCCTTCAATGCAACCATTGATTGACGAACCATATTACCCAATTTCCGAATGGCATTCAATCTATGAAAGCGGTTGGCTTGATGTTGCTAATTCTGTTCCATCATTAAAAAAAGCATTGTTCGAAAATCAAATGTCAATCAAATACATGATTGAAATTGACGAACAATATTTCGAAAACATCTATTCACAAGAATGGAAAACCATGAAAGTGGAAGAAAGAAAAACTATTCGTCAAACATTAGTTGAGTCAATCAATTCTTCTTTAGTTGGAAATGAAAAAGCCGGAAAATCAATCCAATCAATGATGCTTAAAGGTGCTGATGGAAAACAATATTCTGCCATCAAAATAACACCAATTGACGACAAATTTAAAGATGGCTCCTACCTTCCGGAAGCCGAAGCCGCAAACTCTGAAATACTTGTTGCACAAGGTGTAGATTCTTCACTCATTGGCGGTTCAGGAATACCGGGTGGAAACGGTTCCGGTTCAGGTTCAGACAAACGTGAAGCATTCACTATTCATCAAGCCTTGAAAAAAACCGATAGAGAAATTACACTCGAAACTTTTTATTTCATTCGCGATTTTAATAAATGGGATGCAACCCTGGATGGAATTTTTGAAAATACCATTTTAACCACCTTGGATGCAAATCCAACAGGTACAAAATCTGCCACAACATGATCTTAGATAACATTTCAGAATATAAAAAGTATGTTTCAATTGCTACTTCATTTCAAGTTGTAGACATTGAACCTTTTAAAATTCGTGCAATTGACGAGTTCACATCAAAATATGTAGGCAATCTTCATCAAACACTTGCAGATGATGCTACGGGCGATAATGCAGATATAAAAAATGAAGCTCGAAAACATCTTTCATCTGCCATTGCAAACTTTGCCTTCTATTTATATTCACCTTACGAAGCTGTAATGCAAGACAGTTCCGGAATTACAGTAACCAACTCTGAAACAAAAAAAACAGCAGAATGGTGGCAACTAAAAGATATTCGAAGAGACCGTTTACGTTCCGGACATAAATCAATGGACATGCTTTTGACAATTTTAGAAGCTAATCCAACTGTTTTTACTGAATGGACCACAAGTTATTCTACAATCAACAACGAATTGATTGTTTCAAACACAACAACTTTCAATAAATACTATCATATTTTTGAAAGCCGACAAACTTATTTGGCTTTACAACCAGCCATTCGTCAAATTGAAGACCAATATGTTGCTACTTTCCTGTGTCCTGAACTGATTGCAGTATTAAAATCTTCCACAGCAACCGGAAATGTTTTATTGCTAAAAACAACTATGCAAAAAGTAATTGTAGCTTTCACTGTTGCAAAAGTGGCTAATGAAGGTTTGTTTGAATTAAATGCAACCGGATTGCAATTAAACTTTGAATCAGGTATTGATTACCGTAAAAACAATGTTGACTATGGTTTACCAAAAGAACAACTTCAAAACCTAATTCTAAACCAAATAAACAACGGAACAAACTATCTGAACATTGCAAAAGATATTATCACATCAAATCTTTCAGATTTCAATCAATGTGAAAATCCATTAATAAAATCATCAACTTCCGGTTCAGGGTTCACACCTTATGACACCAAAGGAGTATTTTCTTTATAATCATGATAAAAGCATCACAAAATCCATTCTCTTGCATTCCGGCAGTTGTTCGTCCTTCTCTTTTTTTAGGAGAATATGAATCATTGGAAGCATTACAAGCGGCACATCCAACTGCAGCAGTTGGAAATTGGGCAATGATTACAGTTGATTCTGCTAATAATCAAATTGCTTTTTGGGATGCAGGCGAATCAACCTGGTATATTTTAACATCACCAAGTGAAGGCGGCAGTCAATCCGGCATCACCACCCTAGGAACCATCACCATCGTTGACGACCAAGTAACCTTTGAAGATTTCACTTGGAAATATGAAGGCGTTGACTATGCACAAGCCGCACCCATCACACGAACATTACCATTTGCCGCTGAAGGAATGTATCGAACCCACACAGCCTATTTCACCACGACAAATGATATTGATATTGCTGTTGGACCTGAAGATGATGTAGTGACAACAGAACCGGACATTCCGGAAGGAACACTCCGAATGCGAGCTTTCAATGTATTTGGCGAAGTGATTACTCTTGGACCAGGTGTACCTGCTCCTTTTGATTTATTAGCCTTCGACGAATTCACCGGAGATACCGATGGCTGGATGTGGATAAAAGTGTTGGGTTATGATTTTAAAATCAAACGGTCAACGTTGATGGCTGGAGTTGGTGGAGGTGGCATACCCGAAGCACCAAACGACACATTTGGATATATTCGTAAAGATTTAGGTTGGACAATATCAACTTTAGAGGAAGCATTGAAAGGCGGTAGAAATGCTATGTTTACAAATGCTTCTGGAGATAGTTTTGTTATTGATTTTGGAACAGAAGATTCTCCGGATTCTAAAATTTATCTTAGTATTATTAGAGAAGATGGAACGGTTGTTTTTAACTCTATTTTTCAACTTAAAACAAATTTAGCAGAGTTATTTAATTCTTTTAACGATTCATCAACCGGAGTTGATAGATGGTCAAAATTTTATATTGATGAAGGAAATGCGGTAATAAGAAAAAGAAATACTTATGTTGGAAAACAATATGAACAATCTTTTGAATTTGAAGAAATTAATGAAGCCGATATTGATGGAACAAAATATATTGTTTACAAACCTAAACCTAAATTCGTAACCGGAACTTATTATTTGGTTGATGAAGATTATGTCAACGAATTACTAGAAGGTCTAAAAACAAAACAACCCGTTCGTTTAGCTACAACGGATAGTATTTTTTTGAATGACGTTCAATTAATTGATGGCGTTATTCTAGTTGAAAACGATAGAGTTTTAGTTAAAGACCAATCAGATGCCGAACTTAACGGAATTTACATAGTAAAAGAAGCCGCTGATTGGGAACGAGCTTCAGATGCTAATACTGCTATTGAACTCACTAACGCTGTTGTTTCTGTTTTAGAAGGCACGGCCAATTCAGGTTCTACTTATCGACAAGTGACAACTTCTATCACTTTAGAAACATCTGATATTGTTTGGCAATCGTTTGGAAGCTCGGTTCCGGATTGGAACGATTCAACCAAAGGAAAAGTTCAACGTACATCTCAAGCCGAAGCCGAAGCAATTGCAACGGCTACTGATGCGGCAACTGTGAGCCATGAAAAAGGCATGAGTGCCAGAGGTTTATTTTGGTTTTGGAAAAAATTCTTCACTGATTTAGTCGATGGATTCAGTTTTGGCAACTTACTTGGTAAAATTACGGTTAAAGGTGAAGTTACTCTTGAAGGTGGTGGAACACCATACGAACACGAACTACCAACCCGTAATGGAAAATTAGCAGATGAGCAATATGTTGATGAAGCAAACCAAAGAATCTATTTAAAATCATCCGCTACATTTCCATATACTCATACAATCACAACCGGAGCAACAGAGGAAATTGTTTTAGAAATACCTATTCCGGGTGCTTTATTGCAAAATGGTTCATGGTTAAGACCATGGGTGCAAAATAATTTTAGTACCTCGGCAGCAGGAAATAAAATAATTAGATATAGAATTTCTGCAACTTCCGGAACATTGGGTTCTTTAGTTGGAAATAGATTAACTACTTCAACAGCTGTTAACGGACTTCCT